CTTCTAATAAGTTATCGGGTTCTTGAATGTCTTCTTTTTTTTCTACGTATAGTGGTGCGAGTTTTTTATTGGCTTCGTTGTGAGCGTGAGTTTGAGCAATACTCTTAACGGTAGTAACAATCTCTGCGTCTGGTAATGGAGGAGAATTTTTGATGTTCCATTCGTTTAAAATAGCGATGGTTTCTTCGATGGATAAGTTCATGCCAATGTACTTACCCGCTAATCTAGCTGCTGTGTCGTTCCTACTGCCACTAGGCACTCCGTCTAGAGTTAAAGGTTCAGGAATGTTTAAAGCACCACTGCCGTTTAACATTTTAGAAATGTTGCCGGTGCCTCCAGTAATGATCTCTCCCTTAATGTTTTCAATATCCTCCATGGTTAGTTCAGGAAGATCGTTGAAGTCATGAATGTCAAACCCCTCATCTAATTTAGGTTCGTAGGTGGCGCCACTGGAATGAGTATTGAAAGGAGCGATTACGTAACCGCCTTTTCCTTTTATATCTATTTCTTTTTCAATGGTTACCTTGTCACGACGTGCAGTATAAAGACCAAAGCCGATGTTGTTCTTATAGTAAAAGTGAACCCCACGTCCGGTGGTTACACGAAAAGGAGTGAAGGTTAAATTCTTAGCACACCACCCTACGGCTTCCGGTGTGTCAGCGTCGACCACAATAAATTCCCCACAGATAAGAGCGGGGATAACGCCTGTAGCGTTTTGAAACCAAAGACGTATCTGTTGGTCAGTGGGGGCAGCTTCGGTTTGGTACGCTTTCCAAGGTACAACAGACCTTTTTTCAGCGCGCGTTACTGGTATTACCTTAAAACCGTATTCAACAAATCCTAGGGCAATATCTAAAGCGGAGCTATCCGGGCTTAGGCTCCAGTCGATCACTTTACAAAGCGGTCTGTTCTACCGGTCCGTAAATACTTTCCCAATTCAACTTACCACCGGATTTAGAAATAATTTTTTTTGCTTCCTCAACCCGGGGCTGACGTTGTTTGTAGCGCCAACTGCGAATGGTAGTAATTTTAGTATCGAAAAGTTCGGCTGCGGCATCTTCACCTACGAACTCAATATACTCTTTAAGACTCATAGACATCGTTTACTCCTTATATTCAAAATGTATATTCAATGAACTATACATTGTGTTTGACACAAATGCAAATATGATTTAGTATGAGCGTGAACTATAAATAAGGAGAAGCCAATGGCTGATATAACTTCGCGATTCGTAGCCCCATCTAAACTGGTTGAACGTCAAGGCGTTTGCCTCTTGGTGTACGGTGCTGCCGGATCAGGAAAAACAGTTCTGTGTACCACTGCCCCATCTCCCACACTTATTATAAGTGCAGAAGGTGGATTACTTTCTATTCGTAACGCTGATGTGAAAGCGATAGAAGTAAAGTCAGTGGCTGACATTAATGAAATCTATGATTACCTTTACAATCATCCTAAAGAATTTAAAACCGTGTGTTTGGATTCTGTTAGTGAAGTGAGTGAGGTGGTCTTAGCTAACGAGAAGGAAAAGACTAAGGACCCGCGTCAAGCTTACGGTACCGTCATTGATGAAATGATGCGTTTGCTCAGGCAGTTCCGCGATCTTCCGATGGACGTCGTAATGACAGCTAAACAGGAACGCCTTCGTGATGAAGGTCAAGGAGGAGGCTCGGTCCTCTACATGCCCTCAATGGTAGGGGCTAAACTACCACAAGCTATCCCCTATTTGTTTGATGAAGTATTCGCACTGCGTGTGGATAAGAATGATGAAGGTGAAACCACTCGTTGGTTACAAACCGAGAAAGACTGGCAGTATGAAGCCAAAGATCGTTCCGGTGCGTTAGATCAATTTGAAGTGGCTGATCTTTCTCATATCTTCTCAAAGGTAAGGGGTGGTCTCAATAAATCTAAAACAATAAATAAGGAAACAAACAATGACGAAACTTAATTTTGATGTTGAAAAAGTTCTTAGCGAACTACCTGAAGAGGATCGTGGATTTGAACCTTTACCAGATGGCTGGTATGAGGCTCAAGTAAACGCTTCTAGTATTAAAACTACCAAAGCCGGAACCGGTGAATACCTTGAACTGGAATTCGATATTATTGGGGATGATTATAAGGGACGCAAAGTATGGACGCGTCTTAACTTAAAGAACCCTAATAGTCAGACCGTAGAAATAGCGCAAAGGGACTTTGCAAAACTGTGTAAAGCGATTAAACTTCCTTTTGTAGAAGACTCTGCTGAATTGCATAGCAAGCCTGTGCAGATCAAGGTTGCGTATAGAAAAGGTGAGGGAGAGTACGGTCCCACAAATGATATACGCGATTACAGGGCTTCTGCATTAGGTATTGGTACTCAAGTTTCTGAGGACAAAGAAGAGTCTCAAGAAAAACCATCTTGGTCCAAGACCTAATCTTCCAAACATAGGGGGCGTTCACACTAATCGCCCCCTCCTTTTTCATGTTTGTACTGAGGGACTATCAAGAACGAGCCATCGGTTCGATCTACGATTACTTTGAGAGCAACACCGGTAACCCGTTGGTTATCATGCCGACCGCCAGTGGTAAGTCCATTGTGATCGGTGATTTTATCCGTGGTGTTTTAAACGATTACCCGGGTCAACGTATCCTCATGCTGACACACGTTAAAGAACTGATAGAGCAGAACTACGACAAACTAAAAGCGATCTGGAGCGAAGCCCCCTGTGGTATCTACAGTGCTTCGTTAAAGCGTCGCGATACACAAGACGCTATTACGTTCGCCGGCATTCAATCGGTATATCGACGTGCTGAAGACTTGGGTCATTACGATCTGATTCTGGTGGACGAATGTCACCTGATTCCGGTATCCGGTATGGGACGTTATCGTAGTTTTTTATCAGCAACTCAGGAGATTAATCCGGCGGTCAAGGTCGTGGGCTTCACGGCAACACCCTACCGCTTACGCTCCGGACTATTGACTGAAGGAGAAGATCGTATTTTTACAGACGTGGCTATTGATTTATCCAGTGGAGAAGAAATGCTCAAGATGATTGAGGAGGGCTACCTAGCCCCTCTGGTGTCTAAATCAATGAACACGGCTTTCGATATAGAAAACGTACACATTAGAGGTGGAGAGTTTATCCCCTCTGAACTACAGGAAATCATGGGAGATGCAGGCAATACGCACGCCGCTTTGGAAGAAGTGGTGAGGTATGGCACCGAGCGTCGTTCATGGTTAATCTTTTGCAGTGGGGTTCGACATGCAGAAAACGTCACCCAATTGCTAAGGGATCAATATAACATTCGCGCTGAATTGATCACGGGACAAACTCCCATTAAGGAACGCGAACGTATTATTGAACAATATAAAACCGGCGTCATTCAGGCACTTGCCAATTGCGATGTACTGACGACCGGTTTCGATGCACCGGAAACGGATATGTTGGTCTTTCTAAGACCGACCCAATCTACGGGACTTTTCGTACAAATGTGCGGTCGCGGTATGCGTCCGGCTGAGAACAAAGAGAACTGTCTGGTGCTCGATTTTGCACGCAACGTAGAACGGCATGGTCCGATCAACGATGTGCGTCCGCAAGCTACGGGAAGGAGAAGAGGACAAGTCAGCACGTCTCCTGTAAAAACTTGTCCTGATTGTCGCAGTATCGTGCCCATCTCCTTTCCAAGTTGCCCAGACTGTGGGCATCATTTTTCTGAACGTACTCTGGACATTGACAATACCGCGAGTGAACTGGAATTAATCAGACACAATCTAGACCCGAGTGAATACATTCGCAGTTTAACGGTGAGAGATGTTAATTTCTTTAAACATCGTAAGCAGTTTGTGGCGGGGGCTACCCCCACTCTACGTGTAGAGTACAGTTGCGGTCTCAGCACTTTCTCAGAGTGGGTGTGCTTTGATCATCACGGCTATCCAAAGCGTAAAGCTGACCAGTGGTGGCGTCGTCATGTGCGCTCGGATTATATTGCGCACAATGTTCCGAGCAGTGTGGAAGAAGCGTTGTCGCGTGTTGGTGAATTGCAACAGCCGGACACAGTGACTATTAATTTTAAAGACAGGTATCCAAAGGTGATAGATTATGACAGAGAATCCTAGAGTGTATCCGTTTCAACGTGGCGATGACTATTTCTTTATTAGTTACGATCACCCTGAACGCGGTGTTTCGTGGGCAGGCAGTCCGGTTGAAAACGTACGTATCGGTAATCAGTGGAGTCGTAAGTATGGTTTCTTTAAATGGGATGAGCTTCTAAGCAATAAAGGACACATGGTGATGGCTAATAAGGAAATGGGGGAATGGGTAGAGCCAATAGAACATGATGATCTATACTGGGCGGTACCTTTTTAAAAATGAACTGTTGGCATTGTAATACTAAACTGATCTGGGGTGGAGATCATGACGTGGAAGAAGAAGACGAACCATACGTTATGGTTACCAATCTTAGCTGTCCTGAGTGTGAGTCTTTTGTAGAAGTCTGGCTACCCAGACAAGTGCATTAGGTTATCCTTTTAGTTTTAACCATTCTTTTCTATTCAACTCTTGTACTGACCCATCTTTTCTACCAATGAGGTATCTTCCACTAGAAGCTTGAACGAAAGTGAACTTCTTCTTTTCTTTTTCCTCTTTTAGCCTGAGTCGCATGGTTTCTACCATGTCTGTGTATTCAGTCATTATTCTATAACCCAACCATCGACTGAATTAACCCACCCTTTAGTCTCTAAGTTTTCTCTGACCTTATTCAGTTCAGTTTCAACTTCACTGATTAAAGTGTTAAGTTCATCTGCTCTTTTTACCAGTTCTTTTTCTCGTTGCATCAAGCCAATGCTTTCAGAACCAGATTTTTCCACAGGCTTCTCTTTGGTTATTGCGTCTTTAATTTTAGACATCTCTTTCTCCTTTTTAATTATTGGTTTAGGCTCCTTAGAATCTAATAAACCCAAACTATTTTTTGTGAACAACAGTATCAGTCCACCGGTAACTCCTGCGAGTCCTACTGTTAGCGATACTGCTACCAATACAGCTTCCACAGTGCTACCTGCTCCACCGATTTCAAACGAAAATGCTCCATAACAAAGTAATGGTATGGATATTCCTAGCACAATAAGTGCTTCTTTTTTTTCTTTCATATAACTGCTCCTTATAGTTAATTCTTTATTCATCGCCCTTGTCCTCTTAACTTTTGCTTTCGCATTTCCTTTTTATGTTTTACCCACACCTTCTTTCTGACATACCTCATGCCATTAGGGGTATTTACATAGATTAAATCTGTTCCCTCAATGTCTATCATCGCCCTTGTCCCAATCCATTACATCTCGGCATTGTCATCGTCAAAATAGAGTAGTGCGTAAGCTGGTAAGCCGATACAAATAAGAGTGCCAACAAAGTAGGCGAGATCAATCCAAAATTCAGTCATCTACCTTCTCCTTTTTTAAATATTCCCATAAGTACAAAAGTATAAAGAGGGGAAGGAAAAGCAGGAAGGTGGGGAGCAAAAGTAATCCCAATAGCAAAAACAATGCTATTTCCCACCATCTACTAAACAAAGATGTTTCCATAGCAAACCTATCTTCCATTATTTCTTCATATACAAGTTGTTTAAGTGCTTCCTGTTTTTTGTCCATATAATATTAGTCTATAACCCAACCCTTTTCGGTGTTGATCCACCCCTTATGGTTTAATTTTTCTTGGGTTTTTCTAAGTTCAATGTCAGCTTCTTCGAGCAATGAAGTTAATTCATTACACTTCTTTTGGAGTTCCTTCTCTCGTTTCATTAATCCTATGCTTTCACTAACTTGAACAGGCTTATCAAACGTATAGGTTTGTTCACTGGTTACAGCCTCGGAGTAAATCTCCTTACCCTCCTGTTCCGCAGTGTCTTCCTCTACAATGGGTTCTTTGTTGAGAATATACGATTTCCTTGTTGTTCTACCTAAGTCTATTGGCTCTGGCTTTTCTTTTTTTATTTCCGACATTTCTTTTTCCTCTTTTATTATGGGTTTAGGCTCTTTAGAATCTACCAAACCTAAACTGGTTTTTGTAAAAAACATTAACAACCCAGCAACTGTTCCAAACAGTCCAAGTGTTGTTACTATTGATTTTGTTATGGCTTCAGCAGTGCTGGCTGCTCCACCAATTTCAAATGTTAAAGCTCCATAAGCCAACATTGGCGTTGCAATCGCCAATAGCTTAAGTGCGTCTTTTCTTCTTGGTGTCATAAAACTTCTCCTGGGTTACAACTCCTTTGATAACTAAATCAAATAGTTGCTTAACTTCTTCTTTGCTTAGTGTCTTGTCTATGTCGTGACGCAAACGAATACCACTTTCCTCTTGACCACTTGCCGTTTGGTGGGCCAGGTAGTCGCCTTCAAGGAAAACTTTTTCTATTAATTCTTTATTCATCGGTCTTGTCCCAATTCATTTTTTGCTCCTAGCATAAAGTTCATCATTCGTTCTGCTCCTTCTATGGTGGATAGTTCTGGTTTTGGTCGAATAATGACCTCATGGTCAAATACCTCTGCATAAGCCACTAATTCTTTTAGGAAAAACGCAGCCTTCCCTCGTTCAAGTAGACCTATTTTGTGATAATAGCTTTGGAGTCCCTTTGCTTCATCATAAGGAAGTCGCCTTTTGTGGATTAAAACACCTTTTTCGTTGAGTTTTTTAAGAGCA